ACTGGTGATGGTGTTCCTAATGTCCTATCTCAAGATGATGTATTCGTGTCTGGGTTGAGACAAAGACCTTTGTCTAAGAAGAAAAGGGAAACAATCAAAGACCCTCTCGTCATGAATGACAATGAGGTAGATAGGAACTTGGAAAGGAATAGGTCTCTCATAGATTTGACCTATATACCTAATGAGTACAAAAAACAAATTCTTCATGAATTTGATAATGTAGAAGTTGCATCTAGAAGTGGATTGTTAACTTACTTTATCAATAACAGATTGATGGATTTACAAGAAAGTATTGGAGACTTTTAATTATGGCAAAAAGAGGAAGACCCAAAGGGTCACTTAATAAAAAGACTTTGGAAAAGATAAAAAAAGAAGAAGTCAAATCAGTAAAAGCTGATGACATTGAAGGTGTTGATGCAAATGGTTCACCAGTAAGTTCATATGATAAACCATCATATGATGAACCTTTAGGTGAGACACAAAAACAGGTTCTAAAAGGCCCTGATATCAAAGCACCTCAATCTGAAACAACTAGTGAAATAAAACCAACTAGAACAGTTGCAGACCTTCCTAGAAATCCTAGTATTGTAGAAATACTAAAACTAGTAGAAGAAACAGAAGGTAAACAAGCAAAGATTGATATCTTGGCAACTTTCGTTGAAAGAGCAGATGTTAAGTATGCACTTAAGGCTGCATTTGACCCTAGAGTTGTATTCACTTTACCAGAAGGATTACCAGAAGGTGTTGTGATTGGAGACCCAGATACACCAGAAGGTGCAATGGATATGGCACCAGAAAGATTCATTCGTGTGTTCAAAAGAATGCAGTATTGGGTTGAAGGTGGTTCTGCACAAGCAAGTCAATCCAAAAGAGAGGAAATTTATCTTAATACTTTAAGGTCACTTGAGAAATCTGAAGCAGAATTCTTAATGGCAATTAAAGAAAAGACAATGCCTTTCAAGTCAGTCACAAAAGAAATTTGTGAATCGGCTGGATTTGATTTAAGTCCTAAGTAAGTATTGATATAAATACTACTATGGAAAAGGCAATTAACAGACTAGGACTTACTGATGAAGAAAGAGCAATCACTTATACTGATAATGGTGTAAGTAGGATTGCAGAAGTTCGTCAATATGACCCAGTTATGGGATTGTTAAAAATTATAGACCCTATGAGTGGAGACATACACGAAATGATTTACAACAGGGACTTTAAGAAGTGGTTCAAGCCTGGAACTGATATTTTATGTGATTGGAATCCAGAAGAACCAGTAGTTAAACAGATTGATGCATGGGAAGGAAGTGTCCCTACAACAATCAAAAGGTTTCCATCTAGTCCTTTAGATTAGGTGGAGTTATTCAGATAATGGAGATATTATGGAACAAGTAGAACAAGTTGACTTGATACAAACTAGAATTCTTGGACTCAAAGAACTAGCACAAATGGTTGCAGTTATTGATGCATGTGCAAGTCGTGGAACTTTTAAAGCAGAAGAGTTCTCAACTATCGGAAGATTGAGAGAAATCCTAATTGCAGAAAGTCAAACACAAGCACAGTTGAGAGAACAAGCTGCCCAAGCTGCACAACAAGAAACAAATCTTGATGGTGGAGTGACAGAAGGTAATGAAACTTCTGAAGCTGGTATTGATACAAGAGAAAAGTTAAAGAAAGCAAAACAAGGTAAGAAGTAATGGCAGATTTTGATTTTGGTTTTACAGCTGTAGACCAAGATGAACTAACAACTAAGACAGGAGAAGCTGCAGCTCTCAATGAGAAGATTGCAGAAGACCTAAAGAAAGTTGCAGAGTCATCTAAAGGTGCAGTTAACTCAGAACAGATAGAAAATTTAGATGCAAAGGTTGATGTACTCAACAAACTTGTATCTAATGCACTAGATGAATTAGATGAGGCAAAAACATCTATGGGTAGTTCCACAGATGTTGCAGTATCAAAATTGAAATCATCACTCGCAGATGCAGAAGAGCTCATCTTACCACTTCTGCATAAACTCATGGAAAATGAGGACAAAGAATACATATATTGGCCAAACAGAAAGGCAATAATTACTCAACAAATTGAACGAGTCAAGAAAATTACAAGGGGATAGATAATGGCAACTGATAATTGGGGACAAACTATACCATCATGGGTTGAAGATAACTCATACGAATGTGCAACAAGACAGACTATTGTGCAAAATGATGGTCATCCAACACCAATGTCACAAGCAAACTTCAACAAATTCTTGAAAGAATCTGGTGATGGATACATGTATGGATTAAGAGATGGTACAGTTAAAGACAATGATTGGATGGATGGTAAATTCATTGAAGACAGTCAAAGAACATATACTGGAGTAGACACCATTGAACAGAAAGATAAAATGATTGCAAAATATGGTGCAGCTCCAGATGGTAATCCAAAAGCAACTTTAAGTTTTGCAAAAGGTGTTGATTCAAATGATACATCTAACTGGGGGTCTGTAACATGGTGTAACAACTCTGGTCTTGATGTTTATACTTCACCATATACATATTGGAATGGTTCTACAGAAGTTGCAAAGGCAAAAGGTAGTACAGAACAATTTGATAAATGTACAGTTGATATTTACTGGAAAACTTTTGCTGATTACAAAAAAGCAATCACTGGAGAATTTAATCCTGTTGCAACAGTTTCATCCAGATTAATTACAACTCAAGGTGCAGTAATGGACAAAACCAAAGCTGCAGAAATATCTCCAAATGACAATGAAGTAGAAATAGAAGACTTTGGTAGAGGTGAAGACTATAAATTCAAATTGGTATGTTCAAATGACTTTATGGTTTCTGGTGCAGCCATGAAATATAAAAGAGAATGGTTAAAGGGTGGAGACCATGCAGATGCTGAGTTTGTAAACAAATTCTTAATTGCAAATGGATTAGCTAGAATTGCATGTCTTGATACATGGGTAACTCATTCATGTCCAACACTTGGTCAACCAAGAACTACAAAAGACATTCTTAATTTTGTAGGTGGTCAGAGAGTAGAAACTACACTACAAGCTGTCGATAGTGGTGTCTTTAGTTTACCAGATGGTCATCCTATGATACAACACAGTGCAACATCAGATGTTAAATGGAAAGAATTCTGGAAAGAACAAGATGATTCTGGTGCATTTTCAGATGATAATAAAGCACTATACCAAGCAATTAAATCAGATATTTACAGTTAATGTCAGATAAAGAACACATTTTAAAACTCCAGAGAGGAGATATTGCTCTTGTAGTAAACCAAGACGAAGGATGGTTTCAGAAGATGTCAATTGCATTTGCAGATGACCATGATAATCCAATTCAAATGAATCATGACTGGTTGTCACTATACAAAGCAGTGACACATTTGTCCATGATATGTGACACATATCTTAGAAGTAGACAAAATCTTATGCAAGAAGATGGTTCAGACCTTTTACAAGAACAAGAGTGGAATGTAGATATGTTAGACCCTTATGTGTTAAAAGACTATTTAACAGATTTAGGATATACTACTCCACCAGAACTTCAAAAAGAAGTAGACGAATTCAAGAAGCAAGAAGAACAAGAAAGAAGTTCTATGGGAAATGTCATAGAATTATTTCCAGAAAATAGACTTGATTCTTGAGTACACATTTTGATATAATGTGAAGAAACTTTTATTATAAAAAGGATATATTATGAATAAAAAATCAACGATGTATGATATGACGCCAATGGAAATTTTCTATGCAGAGTTAGGTCGTGAGATATCTGCATATGCAGAAAACAACAAAACTAAATCACTACGATTCAGTAGAAAACAATTCGAAACAGATAGAAAGGGAAGTGCAGAAGATGATGTATGGAATCATATGTTGTCGGCATGTGATAAACTAACTAGGATAGGAACAACTTGGGGCCCAAAGGATACCAGTTGTTTAAATATTAAGGAAAAGATAATTGTACAAGCGCAACTTAGAAAGAGGGAGAATGACAGAAAGAGAAAAGAACGACTTGAAAGCAGAAAATCAAGTTCTTAGAGATAATGTTAAGGACTTAGAAATGCAATTACATAATGCTTATAAAAGGATAAATGAACTCACTCAACGCAGACAATAGTGGTAATGATATCCATGTAATCACTGATGTTGTATCTAATGCAGATACAGCTGGATGGTATTATGGATTTATGCTATGGGGAAAATGGAATAAGAGTCAGATATTCTATAATCAAAATCCACCAATAGCTGCAATGGATACTAATATGCAATATGCAACAACAGTTGGTGCAGATGGAATGCCTACAATTGACCCATCTAAGGTAACAGGAACTAAAGAAAGATTAAGTTGGTTTATCAATGTATCTAAAATAGAGAAGTGTTATCATTATCAATCGTCTAAAAATCAAAACACAGTAGAAGGATTAACAGCAGACAATATAAAAATTACAGAAGACATAAAACCAGAACCATTCAAAGTTGGTAACTATGAAGTTACTCAAGAAATGATTGATGAGAATCCAGAGGTATTTGGAACGATAGGATTAAATGATGAAAGAATGTCTGCTGGTGTTTATGAAATGCATCCAGAAGTAAGAAGACTTGCAAATGAAATATTTGATATCTACAGACCACATTGTGAAGAAATAGTTGGTAGAAAATTTAAAAAAGAATACACCAATGGATATTTAAATAGAAATATGTTTGGTGATACTGTATGGACACATGCAGACCCATTTGATTATACATTAGTAGTTTATTTAAATCCAGACTCATATGACCTAAGAAAATGGGGTGGTGAGACACTATTCTTTAATGATGATATCACAATGTCTAGAGGTGCAGTTGCACCAAAAGGTAGTACTGCATGTCTATTTAAGAGTGATATACCACATAAAGTCTCTAATGTATCATGGGAAGCTGAGTTTGATAGACTTGCAATAACTTATTATTTGGAATATGATGATACTAGAGAGTAAAGGTGAACTCACAGGTACACCAGTACATGTGTTTGATATCCCAAGTTATATAAGAACAGAAATCGATACTTGGGTTAGAGAAAGTAAAAAGATAAAAGACCATCCACTAGGAGAATTAAAAGCAAGTGAGAATGCAGCTTATAATCATCCAAACGATGGTAAAAAGTATAACACATTTCAATGTCCTATAAGTCCAAGATTAATTGAAGAATCATTCTGGTTAGCATGGACATTAAGAATTGCAAATAAATACTTTGCACCAGAAGAACATCATCGTTCATTAAGGTTAAGAAAAATGACTGGTCATTTTGATGGGTATGAAATATGGACAAACTTTTCCAACAAAGGAGACAGTAATCCAGTACATGACCATGGTGGTTGGTTGTCTGGTGTAATATATCATAGTAATCATGGACATCCTACAGTCTTTGATGAGTATGATACTGAGTATGAAGGTAAAGATGGTACAATGATATTATTTCCAGCTGATACAGTACATTCATGTACAGAACAAATAAAAGATGAAGAGAGAATAACAATTGCATTCAACTTAATAATGGATAAATCATGGCAATAATAAAAAACATAGATGTAATGGGTGATGATATCTTTTGGATTGATGATGTAGTTCCAGAAAATCTCCTCATGACTTGGTTTTCTCATATACTAAACTTTGGTAAATGGGATAAAGGGTTTCTTGCATATGGTGGTAATCCACCACATCCTAGTATGGACAAAACAGGTGAACCAGCACTTATAGAACACATTAGAAAAGAAGGTGGTTTCAGTATGGATATAACTGGAACTAAAGAAAGACAAACTTGGTATATGAATGTATCAAGAAGTAAAGAAGCATTTCAAAGTGCAGCTTCTAAAGCATATAGAAAAACAGATGATGGTAATAAACCTTATTGGGAAGATGAAGAGAAAGCAAATTCAGAATTTGCATTGCAAGACCATCAATTTCAACATCATCCACAGATTCATATGACAGTTGACCAAATTTGGGCAATGTATAAACCATATTTTGAACAAGCATTAGGAAAAGAAATACAAGACTATAATAACTGTTATCTACATTCATTTCAGCATGGAGATAGCACTTGGACACATCAAGACTACATGGACTACAGTGCAATTGTATATTTAAATCCTAACATAGAACATTTCTGGGATTTAAGAAAATGGGGTGGTGAGACATTATACTATAACGATGATTTAGATTTTGTTCGTGCATGTACAATACCAAAAGGTGGAGCTGCATCTTTATTTAAAGGTGATATATTTCATAAAGTGACAATGCCAAGTTGGGAAGCTGAATTTGGTAGAAACGCTGCAACCTTTTTCTTTGATAAAAAATGATTGATAGATTTCCACTATTACATATAATAGAGTCTGCATTTAAATGTGATGAACACTACAATAAATTTCTTGATTATGAATATGTCAAGAAGATGAGGTCTAGAGATAATGATGATGAAGAAATAGAGACATGGGGTAAACCTTTACTTTTTCCAAATCATAATATAGATGTCCAAGACAGTTATCAACCCATATGGAAAACAATCAAACCTAAGATTGAAGAAGTGGTAGGAAAAATAACAGAACCAGAGATTGCATATATAAATCTATTTCAACATGGAGATAATTCACAGATTCATACTGATAGGGAAGGATGTACTTGTATTTGTTATATGAATCCACACTGGAATTGGAACTGGGGTGGAGAAACATTTTTTTATGAAAATGATGAAGTAGTACATTGTCAATTACCAAAAGGTGGTGATGTAGTTTTGTTTGATGGACAAATACCACATAAAGCTGGTTTAGTCAGTAGTCTTGCACCTTTCCCAAGAATGGGGTTGACATATATGTTTAATATGATATTATAGCTATATGAATATTTTTTACTTAGATAAAGACCCAGAAACATGTGCAAAAATGCATTGTGATAAACATGTCGTTAAAATGATTATTGAGTATGCACAACTCATGTCAACAGCACATCGTGTTCTTGATGGTGACCCTTATGTATCTCAAACTCTTGGTGGTCGTAGAATACAACGATGGAGACATCCAATAGAAAACCATGAGAAACTATTATACAAAGCATCTCATGTAAACCATCCAAGTGGTAAGTGGGTAAGAGAATCACAGAACCATTATAATTGGTTATATAGAATGTGGACACACTTATGTTATGAATATACAAAGCGTTATAATAAAGTTCATCTATCAGAATCAAAACTTAGTTTAATTCTTTCACATCCACCAATGCAGATTGATGTCAAACCTTTTGTTGACCCTTATCTTGCAATGCCAGATGATGTCAAACAAGAAGATGTAGTTAGTGCATATCAAGATTACTATATAAAGTACAAGAAAGATTTTGCAAAGTGGACTAACAGTGAAGTTCCACAATTTATGTTGGAGGCATAATGGATACATTAATTTTTTTATACAACCTACCAGTAGAAATTGTATTATTTCTATTTAACTTTTGTTTTTGGTTTGGTTTTGCTTATGCCATATGTGAAGGAATTAGAACTTGGTTTTGGAAATAAGATAATGGGAACTAAAGCAAGAGTTAAATTTAGTCATACTGGTGGTCTTAATGGAAGAAGGACTAGAGCATTAGAGAGACTACAAAGAGTTAAAGAACCTAACAAAGAACAACTCAAACAGATTGAAGTTCTAGAGAAAAGGATTAAAGGTGCATAATGCCAACTTATACTTTAGAAGATAAGGAAACAGGTGAACAACATGATGTGTTGATGACTTGGAATGAACTACAAGAATATAAGAAAGGTAATCCTAATCTAAAACAAGTCATTGTAGGTGGGCCTGCAATAACATCTGGAGTTGGTAATAGAACTAACTTAGGTGGAAGTGGTGGATTTAATGAAATGTTATCTAAAGTTGCAGATGCACATCCAAGGTCAGCACTTGGTAAAAGTATGAGAAGAAGAACTGCAAAAGAAGTTAAGACAGATGAAGTCATTAAAAAACATGTTGATTTACAAACTAAACAGGGGATAATTAAAAAAGTAGATTATGAAGATTAATTATGAAGATGAAGGATACACTCCTTTTACTCAAAACACTTTAGGTGAAACTGAATCTTTTAAAGACCTTAACTTTAAAGGATTCGATATAGGTAATGATGATTCAGTGCCAGGCAATTATTATATGATGAATGCTGGATTCGCTTTCAAAGATGACATAGGATTTTCTGGATGGAAAGTTGTTAAAGATGAGAATGGTCATCCAAGACTATCTCTTATTTTTGAAACATCATGGTATCATTCTGTTCAACCAGAACCTAGAAAATATATTGGAGGCCCATTTAGATGTGCAATTGGAGATTACGCTTTAGGTGCTAGTGCATTATTCGGTAATCGAAGATTTTGTCCAATGACAGAATTAAAAGTCACCTATGAGAAAGCAGTAAAGATAGGTGAATGTTTGGAGACTCTAGTAACTGATGTAGATATTGAAGATAATATTTGCAAACAAGAAGCAATTCAAAGAGTCTATGGAACAGACGAAATAGTAGGTCGTCTTTGGTCAACACATATCATTCCAGATAATAAGGATGGTTAAATTCAACTATCGACCATTACCAGAAAACCTTATTATCAAAGAAAGTGATATTGAGGGTCATGGAATACATGCAAATCAAGATATTGGTGCAGCTGTAAATCTAGGTAAGACACATTTTAAACATGCTGGTAGTTGGATTAGAACACCTTTGGGTGGATTTATTAACCATAGTGATAATCCTAATTGTGTAATAATAACATTTATCAATGGGACAGAGAAAGAAATATGGACAGTAAGACCTATATCATCAAGTGAGGAATTGACAGTGTATTATACACTAGGACAGGAGTAAATTATTATGGAAGGATTACAAGCAATATTTCCAACACCATTTTTTCATGGTGAATATAAAGATATACCATTTGAGAAACCATCAGAAGATGGTTTAATAGAAAATGTGGTTAAAGTAGATGTACCAGAATTAAAGGATGCAATATTCAATTCAATATCTGGTATGATACAAGAAATGGGTTATGTAGACCAACCCTTAGTTTTAAATGATATGTGGTTTAACACATATGATGAAAGAAGACCAGTTCTAAATCATCATTATCATCAGAATTGTTCATGGACAGGAACTTATTTTCCTTATGATACAAATCATACAACACAGTTTTTTAATCCATATGGTGGTCTTATATATCAACATTTTCCAGAACAAAAAAGGGTCACTGATTTTACTAGTGAATCTATTTCAGCTCGTGAAATGAAAGCAGGAGAAGTTCTAATACATCCATCGTATATACCACATCAAGTATTCTGGAAAGGTGGAGAACCATCTTATTCTATATCATTTGATGTTGCATATCAAACACCTATTGGTGATAAATCATATGGAAGTTACAGGGAGTAATATGAAAAATACAGCAGTATTAACAGAAGACGAGTACAGAGAATTTAATGACAGAGTAGCAATACTTTCTCAAAAAGGATATGATTTAGTACATGAAGTACATTATCAAGAAGATAAAACCTTTAAAATTAAAATCCATGGTGAACATGACTTTGATGAATTAGATAAAATCTGTAATGAAGAGCTTTAAAATTTTAGACTATGGGTTTGAATCATTACCCACAGAAAATATTGATGGTAAAAGATACTATGTAACACCAACAGGTGAAAAGTATCCATCGGTTACATCGGTCACTGGACTCATGAATAGAAAGGGTATCCAAGAATGGAGAAAGAGAGTTGGTGAAAAGAAAGCAAATAAGATATCAACTCAAGCTGCAAGACATGGTACATCTGCCCACCAACTATTTGAAGATTATATCAGAGGAGATAACTTTGAGGAGAAGTTCAAGGGTGCAATGCCCACAACTCAACAAGCATTCATCTCACTAGAAGACGAACTCAATAAGATTGGAATTGTTCATGGTCTTGAATCACCACTTTATTCACATAAACTACAACTTGCTGGTAGAGTAGATTGTATTGCAGAGTGGGATGGAAAGCTTTCAGTTATTGATTTTAAAACCAGTGCAAAACCAAAAAGAACAGAATGGATTCAAAACTATTTTGTACAGGAAACTGCATATGCAAAAATGTTTGAAGAACTTACAGGGCAAAGAATAGAGTCAATTGTGACATTGATTGCAGTGAGTAATGGTTCTAGTCAATTGTTTATCGAAAAACCAAGTGAAAAGTATATTGAGAAATTACAGGAACTTCGTAGTCAGTATAGAACTGAATATGGTCTTTAGAAACGCGACATTGACAACCACATGATTAGAAATGGTAATGCAATGGGTGCTAACATATAGAATGAGAAAGATGTAATCTCTCTTATGTTTTTACAAATTTCACACCTATGTTCAATAATATAGTTAATAGCACGAGACATTTTTGGTATTGTACTCCTTATAAATAGTTATGGGTTAAAATCAAATATTCTATCTGGTGATAGATATTTATCACTTATATTTATACAAGAGATTTTCCCACTTTATAAAATTCGGAAAAAATATATGGCATATTCAGAAAAAGTAGTAAAAAGATTTGAGGATGTTCTAAAGAATCCAGAGAAACATGCAGTTGGTAGGTTTGACCCTAAAGACCCAAATGTTGCAACTGGATTAGTAGGAGCTCCTTCGTGTGGTGATGTCATGAAACTCGACCTAAAGATGAATGGAGATACAATCGAGGATGTCAAGTTCAAAACTTATGGATGTGGAAGTGCAATTGCGTCATCTACGATGTTCGTTGAAATGCTCAAAGGTAGAACAATTGAACAAGCAAAACAGATTAAAGATAAAGACATTGCAGAAGCTCTTGAGTTGCCTGCAATCAAACTCCACTGTTCAGTCCTTGCAGAAGAAGGAATACACAGAGCAATCGAAAACTGGGAAGAGAAAACTTCCCTCAGAGGACATAACAACCCACCAGACTAGATGAAAGAAGATTATGTAGTAAGTGAAATTAGTTTAGATGATGCAAGACCCATCATTCAAAACAATAATGACAAAGAAGATATATATGGAATAGACTATCCATGGGGTGGTCTAGATGGGTTGATTCATAAATGTTATGGTCTCTTCCAAAGAAGTCCAGAGTTTAATCACAACAAGTTAGTTGGTTCAGTTCAATTTGTTGCATATCAAAAAGGTAGGATGCAGAAAGCATTTCATGATGAACATTTTGGATGTTATACAGATACATGTGAGGGGTTCTATGAGTTAGCTAGACTTGCAGTAGAACCAACAGATGAACATAACATAACATCATGGTTTGTATCTCGTGCAATCAAATCACTCAATCCAAAGGTTATAGTCACTGTTGCAGAAGAACATAAAGAAGGAACAATATACAAGGCTACAAACTTTGACTACTATGGTCTTCACTATGAAAGAGATTACTATGAAATGGATAAACCCTTTCATGTATATCTGAAAATATATGATAAAAATATTGAATGTAAGTGGCGAAAAGACTTGACAAATTAGAGATTCATGAGATACTAGTATAGTAATGAAAATAAAAGTGATTATATGATTCTAACCAAAAAGAGATTTGCAGAAGCAATCGAAACTCTCGTTTTAGAAAAAGGTTTAAATTACATTGATGCAATCGTACATTATTGTGAACAACAACATCTTGACCCAGAGTCAGTAAAAAATCTAATCACTCCACCTCTTAAACAAAAGATTGAGAGTGATGCAATGAATTACAATCTATTAAAACCAAACAAAAAGAAAGGAAAAGGTAAATTACCAATATGAAAAAATTTAATCGTACACCACAAAGACAAAAAGAATGGGGAAGAAAACCTAAGAAACCATCAGGGCCTCCACCATTTGATGTCTTAATGAGACGATTCAAGAAGAAGGTTGAAAGAGATGGTATCATTGCAGAAGTTCGTGAAAGACGATATTATGAAAAACCATCTGCAAAAAGACAGAAGAAGATTAATAATTGGAAACGAAAAATTAAGATAGATAAACTTCGTGAACAGGCTGCACTTGAACATTATAAAAGAACACATAGGATATAAAGTTGGATGCAAGATTTGGATATGAAAGTTACAAACTTTATCTTGGTATAAAATTACATTATAATTCAGATTATGATTTCAATAAGTATCATGGAAAAGTTAGTGCATCGTTTAGTAGCTTTCTTAAAAGAAATGACAAGTTTCAGTTTGCAAAACTTAGGAAACAATACAATGGACAACTTAAGGATTTCTATATTGCAAACTTCATGTACAAGGATTATTGGGTAGGAGATTTATTCGGTGAAGAATCAAAAGAAAACTATACAGAGTGGAAGAAGTACAACCAGTCTCTTCTCTACTGTTTCGAAAAAGATATCAGACATTTACACTCACTTGAAGGAGTATTGGACAGGTTATTTACTGATAATAGTTATAGTCATCCTATCATTGTTCAGTCTTTGTTATCCAAATCCATATCGTTTGGAACAGGAGTATTACTTGACTCCTTACTGGGATGGAGTTCCAGCATAAAGATATCAGAACAATATGTATGGCCAGAGTTGAAACAACGATTACAGAAGACTCAAGGATTTATTGGATACAACCAAGACAAATTGAAACAGAAGGTATTAGAAATATATGACTCTTGATGCAACAGTAGCAGAAGAATTAAGACCAGATATGTATTCATATTTGAATTTAACAAGTGGTAGAACTGCATACATTATAGGTAATGGTCAGTCTAGGACAGGATTAGATTTAAATGTCTTAGATGGGGATGTATGGGGTTGTAATGCACTGTTTAGAGATTACACTCCAGACTATCTCACAATAGTAGATGTAAGTATCATGGGTGAGTGTTGTGAGTCAAGGTATCCAAAATATAACAATTGTTATTTCTCTGGAGAATGGGAAGACCCATTAGGATTTGAAGAATATAACATAATTAAAGGAACAATGGGTGTCCCAGTAAAAGAGTGGATAGACCCAAGTCATTCTAAAGTGACTATGCATGGAAAGGGTAATGGTAATGTTGGTATCCTAGAAATGCAAGC